ACCTATCATATGGTGCCATCTTTGAATACTTTTGTTTCATAACGTAAGCAAGTTGATTTGTTGTTGCAACCTTATTCCTACGAAGTTCTTGTTTCATATTCACACCGGAACGTCTGAATGTAATAAGGGGGACTAATGTTTTTCCTTTCTTATCTTTCAGATACCCGTTTCTTTGGATTGATGTCCATTTTTCTGAGTTGGCATAAAGAGTTGGTACTTCTATCGTTTCACCATTATCTTCCACCTTTAATTGCATTGTTTGGTCTATAAACGATTTTACTGCAAAGTCAATATCATAAAGTGTTACACCGAGACTTCTTGTCTTATCCTTATCTCTACGAACTTGTGTATGACGTGCCTGTCCTAAATCTATTCTAGGATTTTGTTCTGAATTACGGTCATCAATAAATGAGTCACGAGTTCTTTTTATTGGTGATTTACGATATGGAGATGAGTTTTGTGGCATTAGATATTATCTGGTAAATTGTTACTTTCTAAAATTCTTGGAGCAGAACGTATCTCTTCAACATGAATACGTGAACGTCTTGTCAAGTGTGTATTGGCTATAATAGAAACGTTATGACCCCATCTTTCGGTTGCAAAAGAATAATCAGGATTCTTACCACCGAAGTATTGATTTTCAAGTATTGTATCTACTTCCCAGTATTCTCCGTTATATTCGATTACATCACCAACTTCAACATAAGTTTCAACTTCTTTTAAGAGTTCACGAATAAATCCAAAATCACAATTCTGATTGTAATCCTGTCCAAATTCAGTTCCCTCGTAAGTTTGTTCTTGACGATTGATTAACGATGGTATCTTAATAGGTTGTAAGTAAACTTTCTTATCTGATTCATCATACAGATTTGTTTTTGTGTTTTCTAATGAAAGTTTATACAAACCAACTTCTGTATCTATAATGTCCACAATCAATTCCATGTTCAGTTTATGAACCAAAGAAGCATCCCGTTGTCCGTGAAATAATGGCATCGGTTTATCCTATGTAGATTTTTAAAGGAGTTGCGTTCAATGAAACATTTAATGATTCTACCTCTGCACGTTTTGCTTCAAGAAGTTTAGAACGAGTCATTGTATCTAACATAGTTCTTAATTGTTCTACAAGAGATTGTTTTTCGGTAGCAGCTGATGACAGTAGGTCTGCAGCATTAAGTGTTGTTTCTCCGTTTGGAATTGGTATACTTCCATACTTACCACGAACATATCCTAACATTTCTTTTGCTAGAGCTAAACCATACGTGTATATCCAACTCTTACCAACAGAGTTTATCTTTGAATAAACCATAAAGTCATACGGAGCATTTGACATATCAGATACCAATCCTGTAACACCAGATCCAGAAATTGGTTGGTTTTTTAAAGGATTGGAACGTTCTTCTTTTACAATATACTCAATCCAAAGTTTAAAGTCTCTGACAGGTATTGGAAATATACGAAGTTCATTGTTGATTATTTCAAATGAATATGAGGACTTTCTCATCATATCGTTGAATTCAATTGCCTGAACACGAAGTAAGTCAGCATACATAGGCATCAACATGAATGATACACCTGTTGAGTATGCACCGAATCCGAATGTATCTAACATCGCTTGATTACCCAAGTATGGGTCATAGAAACGAATAGATGCTGGTGGTGCATAGTGATGAACCTTCTTAATTTCAATAGAACCAGTTGGTTTATACACATCACGAATAAGACTATCTAAATTATATCTCTGTCTATTTTCAGTTACATCAATTGAAGCAGAATAGAAAGTAACGTTACCGTTTGTAAATGTTTCCGAACCATACTCTGTTGCCAATTGAATTAGACCACCCATGTTCGTTGAAACATTTTGGTGAGTCAAGTTATTGTCAACTGGTGTTCCCATAATACTCAATAAATTCTGTTGAATATTAAATTGGTTTACATTGTAGGAGTATTCGTATATCGCCTCTTCAAAGCAAGCATAGAAGTTTACATCTTGTAATTCAACATCTACTATTGGATAACCCAATCTTTTAGCACACCAATCTGCAAATGCATCAATATCTGATTGAAATCCAGCATCAGAATCGAATGTTCCGAACGGTGTACTACCAGTTGTAAAACTTGAACTACCAGGCCATATAGGAATTTCTACCATTTACTTCTCTTATTTCTGTTCTTCAAAATAATTCAATATATTGTCAACTATTGGATGACGGTGGTTTGTTTTTAGTTCGTACACACCAAGACCGGGAACAGAGCTGACCATATTAAATAAATATGGAAAACCACTGTCTTTCTTATTCTTTAAATCAGTTTGTGTAACATCACCACAAATTAACATCTTCGAATTTGTACCGAGACGAGAAAGAATCATCTCCATCTGTGATTTCGTTACGTTCTGTGCTTCATCAACGATAACACAAGCATTTACGAATGTTCTACCACGAAGAAATGAAATCGGTGCAATCTCAATGATATTTTCGTTTATGAGTTTCTCAATTCTTGGTTTACCGTATAACATATACATATTTGCATGAATTGGAGCCACCCACGGATTCATCTTTTCTTTTATATCACCGGGTAAGAATCCAATATCTTCGTTAGATACCGTTGGTCTTGTAATGATAATTCGTTCAACTTCACGATAGAAAAGATATTCGAGAGCAATTTGTGTTGCAAGGAGTGTTTTACCCGAACCAGCTTTTCCTGTTAAAACAGAGATGGTATCTCTTAATATATGAGACTTTACTTCTTTTTGTTCCCCATTCAGGGACATATTGAATTGTATCTTATTTTTAATTTGTTTCCTCCCTTTCTTTATACCTGAAACTTCAATACCGGCAACTTCTTCTTCGAGAATGTATTCTTCTGCATTTTCATTTATCATAAAAACTCCTACAATAATTTAGAAAGGGTTTCTCCTATAACTTTACCGTCTTCTTTGAATTGTACATAATCTTGTTCTATCATTTTTTCAATCTTATGTGTCCATTCAAATCCAACCATACCGACTAATTCTATACCTCGTGTAATTGGATAAACAATAGCAGACTTTGTTCCTCGTTGGACAAAGAATGCTCTTGTTAAAATATCGTCTATGTTTTCTACTACTGGAAAGATACCACGTTCGGTTTGAACAGAATCGACCAATCCTGAATAAAGTGTGATTGGTAAATTTTGGTATTCTTTAAATTCGGTGCTAACCCCGTCTTCGAGTGCTTCAAAGGTGGTTGAGAGTTTGTTCATGGATTTACCCGTCTTGTATTTACCACCATTATGACGTTGGAGTATAAAAGCCCGTTGAGCTTTGTATTCACCTAGTTGTTGCTCTAAAATAGTTTGAACTAATTTGGATTGAGAAATCTCACGGGTAATCTTACGATGTTTGTATTCACCGTATTTGTATTTCAAGAACCAAGACAGGAATACTCCCGTTAAGGTTACTGCACTTGAAACTATTAGTTGTATGTAATTTGAGAGTATTTCCATATCCTATAAATAGGATGGTTGGAAAGAAAAAAGGGTGTCATAAAAGACACCCTTGAAATTATCCACCAGTATTTGATGTCTGAGTATTTCCAGGATAACTCCTAAGTTTTCTACGGATATATTTAGCGTTATCTTGTAGTGGAGTCGATAGGGGTTCTCTCGGTGGTAAATCATATGGTCTGAATTGAAAATCAATATCTATAGGTTTATTTTTAAGGTTCCACCACGCATAAAACTGATTATAGTTTCTTACTATTGAAGACCATTCATTTCTAAAATCATATTGTAACCATGCATATAACCAAGTAGGCATAGAACCAGGTGCACCATTTGAATATTTTGGTGGTAAACAAAGTTCGGGTATAGAACAAATTTTTAAAAATCTTGGTGAAGGACTACAAGTTGGACAGGTTACATCGTTACATATACCATAAAGTTGACAATCTAAATCTGGTTCTGGTTCATCTATTTCGTTAACTTCGATTAAAGATTCTGCCAAAGTATTAATGTTATCATCATATCTAGTAACTGGTAAATAATCGTC